CTGCAGGTGGCGGATAAACTCGGAGTCTGGATAGACGCGGCGGATAAGATCGGCTAGACCGTTGTCTTCGAAGCCGCGGTCGTGCTGCTGAGTATCGCCTGTGACCACAAGCTTTGAGCCATCACCAATACGCGTCAAGAGCATCTTCATCTGTGACGGGGTTGAGTTCTGCATCTCATCGCCTATGATCCACGCATTCTCAAACGTGCGTCCGCGCATATAGGCCAGAGGGCAAATCTCCACGTAATTCTTGAGTTCCTTTGGACTTATGTACTTGTGGAAGCAGTCGAACATGGGCCGAGTCCATGGCTCCATCTTCTTGTCTAGACTTCCTGGCAGAAAGCCGTGCTGCTCATCTACACTGACGGCCGGACGCGTCAAGACCAACTTGGTGACCTGTCCCTTGACGAGGGCCTTGACGGCCGCATGACAAGCCAGAAGGGTCTTACCTGTCCCTGCAGGTCCTGTTCCTACGATGATGGGGGCGGGGGACTGAAGAAGTGTGAGATAACGTCCTTGGGCGAGAGTGCGTGGTGAGACCATTTAAAATAAATACCTTATTAACTCTAAGTAATGAGTGCGGGCCTCGTTCAACTCGTTGCGCGTGGTCCTCAGGATGCCATACTCACTGGAAACCCCCAAATTACATTTTTTAAACAAAATCATGTAAAATATACTCAATTCTCAAGTGTAACAACTCGGCAGAATATATCGGGCATACCGACTCCAGGAAGTATATCAACTATAAATATTGAAAAAAAGGCGGATCTTTTGGGATACATGTACCTTACTGCCCAGAACAATACAGGGATTGTTCCATATTTGGATTGGACTCAAAATATTATAGATAAAGTTGAGTTTTTGTTGGGCGGGCAAGTCATAGACGAACAAGACTCTGTATGGTCTAACAACATAGAACCCGTTGTCGGGGCGGTGGTGCCGAGCCAGGCTAGGCTTCCGAGTGGTGTGCCTGGAACGAGTACAGGATTCAACTCAAATTCTTTTTATCCCTTGAAATTCTTTTTTTGTAAAAATTGGTCAAGCATCTTACCCTTGGTTGCCCTCAAGTTTCAAGAAGTCACTATACGGATAACATGGTCAAAAAATCTAAAAACTTCTGGGAGTGATGCCTATCAATATGTACTGTGGATGAATACAATATTCTTGGATCAGGCTGAAAGAGAGTTTTTTGCGACTCGGCCAATGACCATGCTCGTGACCCAGGTTCAGAGACAAATCGTCGACAAGAGACAGCCATATATGGATATGACTTTTGCCCACCCCGTGAAGTACCTGGCCTTCCAGTCAAACTCGTACACGACCGTATATTCGACTGGAACTTCCCTCCAGTTCAAGACTCAGATAAATGGCGTCGATGCGTGTGACTTCAAGTCTCTGAACCAGTGGGTAGATGTGACCCAGTATTATCACACGCCTGTGGGTTACTCAGCGACCGTATCAAATGCAGCGGTCATCCCCTTCTGCCTCAACACATCTTCCATGCAACCCACGGGAACTCTGAACTTTTCCAGACTCGATATATTCAGAATAGTCACGCCCGATAATCAGATCTTCAAGCAGATGACTCAAACGGCTGATAACCTCGATGATGCTTACGTATACGCAGTAAACTACAACTTTCTCAGGATTGCTGACGGAGTCGGATCATTATTATATGCGACTTGAGTAATGAGTACCACACTCTTACGATTTAACCAAGTGGATTCAGAGCCGTTGTACAATCAGCAACTCATAGACATCCCTGCCTATTATCATTCTTACAATGGGTACAAACCTTTTAATTCTATAATTTTTATTCCTTTTGGGCTGTATAACGCAGAGGAGTCGGGCACGGCCAACTTTTCGGCCCTCCAGACATTTGATTTATTGCCATCATCAGATCTTGCTTTGGGAACGTATCTCTACGCTGTTCGGTACAACGTCCTAAAATTCGAGAACGGTGCAGCATCATTGGCCTACGAATAATGTAGCAAATATTATGGAGGTGGTCGTTAAAGGAGCGCAAGACGTGCTCCTTACAGGAAATCCTGACAAATCCCCATTCAGGCACCTGTATAAACGTTCGTCGCCTTTTGCACTATGTGATTATAAATCTTATTTTATAAATGGAAATCTTACACTATTCAAAAGAGGAGACTTGCTCAGTAAGTGCTATTTGATGCTCGAAGACTTTAAAGGGAAAACAGTCGTTCCAGCATCTTGGTCGGGCCTGTTTGACACTGTCGATCTGTATATAGGCGGGCAGCTCATAGACAGTCAGGACTATACATATTCTTCTGTTATTTGGCCAGCTCTCGAGTCAGATAATCTGTCACATGGTGTCGCGCCCGGGACTTTTTACCCTCTTCGGTTCTTTTTTTGTAATAGTTGGTCGAGCGCCTTGCCGATAGCAGGCATAAAGTGTCACGATGTAGAATTCCGAATTACGAAGCCTTCTCCGAATTACAAGTTTGTCTTGTGGCATACATTTATAAACTTGGGTGACGAGGAGAGGGCCCTGATTCCTTCCGAGATTGTCATCACGCAAGTCCAGAGAGTCTTGATGGCCAAGAAAACAAACTATTCTGAACTTATTGGGCCAGTGAAATACTTGGCTTCTTTTCAGGCCGTGATATATCAGCCAACACAGACATACTTTAATTCTATTAATAAGACTCAGACACTTACTCTCACATCGTCACAAGGGACTGGTGTAGTCTGGAAATTTGTGGGGCTGCCGAGTGGTGTGACTCAGGTCGGAACGTCGAGCACTCTTCAGATAGGAATAGGCCCGGGTTTTGCTTCTACAGCCGTAACGGCGAGCTTGCCAGGAGTCGCTCCTATAACCTTCAATCTTAAAAACAATATTTCAACTATAAATTTGTTTAATGGCGCGGTTGGTAATTCCGCTGATGGGTGGGCCCTAATAGGAACTGTTTATTTTTGGTGGGGGGGTGGTGACGGCGATGCCACACCAGTCGTCAACGACGCGTTATATACAAGTTCAACGGATACATGGAATGTAACCTTTCCATATACAGCAACGGGTGGCAGGGCTCTATTTCCCCAGCATAGCAACGGCCCTATACCAACCGATGGCGTTCGGTATGGATGGACAGTCGCAGGACTGGCGACGGGCACGGGAGGACCTGTATTACTTGTTATTGATGTCCTCAATAAAACACTAACAGAGGTGGCCATTTCAGGCCCGTTGTCAACTGCCATCTCCGAATCATATGATTCTAAATATCTAAATGGTCTCATATACATATCCAGCGCGAAAAAGATATATTCTCTTGACCCAACGACTGGTGTATCAGTTCTCCTAAATACTATTGTTGGTACAACTACTATTAGAAGAATTGGTGGTATGGTATTTGATAAAAATTCAAATATGCTAATAGGGGACTTTAACGGCCAAGGTACTAGATATATGTATATTATCCCCCCACCATACACAGCCACGATTACACCTCTCACAACTGCTTATACTTTCCCATATGGAATAACTCAAATGAGCATGGATCTTACGAATAATGTAATATATATATCAAGTTACGGCACGTTAGGGTCGGCTACCCTTCAGTATATATCGGGAACAGGAACAAATTGGGGAACGCAGTCTTATCCCATAGGTTCAAGCGGGGGGTTTGATTATAACAATTTCCCTTATTTTACAAACGGAACATTATACTTCCAAGTTGGAAGTAGCATAGGTATATACACACGAACTTAATCCCCAGACTGCTCTTTAGTCGATCTTATCTACATCTTCGTCCTCAGAGTCTGAGATGAGCGGGGGAGGAAGGTCCTCCTCAGAAGCCTTTACGGTGCAATACGCACGCCAGGCAACAAACGGAAGCCAGACGGTCCATAGCCAGATAACTAGAACAAACAGATACATTCTGTAGATTCAGAGGACAAAGTCTCTAACCGCGTCTAGAACGAGACATGTAAAACCCTATTGTAATGACAAACAACAACCCCAAGGGAATAGCGATTGCGAGAATCACCACAGTGGAGTCACCAGCCGAACCGGAGGATTTATTCTGAGCGGGATGTGTATCGTTGTAATATGTATTATATCCGCTGGTCTGGCACGACTGAAATACCAACAGGATAGCGATGATTCCTAGGGCAATACACAGTGACTTCATTTTATATATAGCCTATAAAATTCTCTATGCCCCTGATGGACCGCCGAGCCCAATCGTAGTTTTCCAAGTACAAAGCCAGACAATAGTGGTCTAAAAATAATTCAAGTTTATCAAAATCACTCCCAGAGAAGGCTTCTCGGGGAGTGAGGTTGAGTAGTTTATCCGCGTATTTCTCTGCGTAGCGGGAGAGGGCCGGATCTTCTTGGGCGCGATCTAGGTTATACTCGAGACGAGAGCATCGAGCCAAAAGTAAATATTTACACTGCTCGATAGACTGATTGTCCATCTGGTTTATTTCCTACATGTATAACGTGGCCACTCTCTAAGTCTTTGCGAAGCCAGGTCTCCGGGCCGTTGATGATCTCGAGACACTTGGCGCACTTGCAGGGCTCCATCAGTCCACGTCGTCTACAAAGAGCAAAGACTTTTTGAAAGTCTGATAGTGCCGCAAGGACTTTTTCAGAATATGTAAATTACGGGTGGCCTTCTTGACTGCCTGAGCGTCAGTCGTGTCGGTCGTCCTGACAATATGGACTATAGCCGTGCGGACAGAATCCATTCAGTACTTGTCAATGTCTAGAATGTTGAACTGGAGCATTAGGTCCTTGTACACATGACGTATTTTCTGGTGCTTGATCACTTCCATTGCTCCATTATGGTAATAGAGTGTTAGATCCCCATGGTTCTCATTATACTCAAACCAGCGAATCTGGCTCGGGTCTACAATAAAAACGGTCGAGCCATCCTTGATAGCAAAGGGAGTCATTCTACTCTATTCTTGGGCCGTTTCTCTAATACGCAACTCAATGAGTTTTGCTGAAAGATAGATTGAAAGATCAAGGGCCTCCTCCAGAGCCTCCTTGAGCCAGTCGTACCCCAGTCCCTGTACTAGTCCATGTCCATACTCCTTCCTACCCTTTTCCATACGAGACTCTATAAGACGAATAATTTCGGAATTGCAATCCATTACACTACTATACGTGAAGTTCTCTAAGTTCCTCGCTTTCGCGCCGCAGACGCTTCTTGCAGATGTCGTAGTTTGGATTAAACCAAGCCTCTCTCCAGTTGCGCTGGATAATCTGAGCCTTGGAAACTTCTTGAATCATAGCCGCCTCAAGGCGGCCCCAGATCTGATCGTAGAAAAGTCGCCGACAGTTGGCGATAACACGATCAACGTGCTGATTTAGGTTTTGGGGGTAAGGGACGTCCATAGATATCCACATAATGTTGTGGACTTGGTCGTGCCAAGCCTCCAGAATATCACAGACTGACTTACAGTACCTGTAACGGTCAAACATTTGCTCAAATCCGTAGTCTATAGCCGTCTCTATGCCATCAAGAGAGTCTACGTCCATATGACCCGTCTCTTCCCAGTAAGTGCGGTTTGTATGGATAATGAGCTGAAACTCAAGGCTGTCGAAGAGCAAGGCATCAAAGTTGTTCAGTTGCTCGTCGACAGACTCCATTTTATTCGAGTTCGTGCTCTTGGCCTCCGCCCTTGGACACAGAACCTTAGTTCCAGTCCATCCCAGCCTCTTCATCAATCATTCGTTCGCAGAGTTTCCGTTTTTCGGTGTATCCGCGGATGAGGCCCCGCACGAGGTCGCACATATCCTTGGCTATGCACGCATAGTCCCTTTCAAAAGACTCGTCGTCGCTCACAATCCAGGACATTGCGGTCTCCTCGCGCTCTCGGGCCTGGTCCCTGTGAGCCTCGAGCCGGGCAAGGGTCTGGTCGTGCCAATCAAGGCGCTCATCTTCGGAGAGATCACACCAACATTCAACCGCTTGGCGTGTGGTATTAGCCGGTTTATATAGGCCCTGAGCCATGAGCACAAGATCCTCCTTGGTCGTGTATCCTTGGATGTAGCCAGTCATGAAAGTGTACTGGGCTGGTGTTAATGCCTCTTCAGTCCATTCCTCGAACATAGGATAGGTCCAGGTGAAGACGGTCTCTCCGGAGGGGATCTTGGCGCGCAACAGCCAGGAGTTGGAGTCCCAGTGAAGAGTAGCCATTTTAGAGAATTAACGTGCTTAAACTTTATGAGTTGGGTGAGAACTATGCTCGATGTGTACTGGGACTTGCGCCCGTGTGCCGAGACTCAGGACCTCTACAAGTCAAAGGGTCTGAGGCCTACTGATTATTGGTTTAGGGAGGTTGAGTACCTGACCTGCAGCTCTTGGACACGGAACCAAGAATTTTGCTCGCTGCCGAACGTAGAGTACCTGCTAGAGAAATACAAAGAAAGCCCTATTCGGCTGGACGAGGGGGACAAGGAGATACTAAAGTTGGGTTGGTACGAAGACTTGGCATTACATCATCTAGATAGGAGCGTGCTTCTTGCAAAAGTCTCCGCAGGTTGCCTTGAACCCGCATTGCTTCCCCTCTAGTGTCTGTGCCTTGCAGCGGAAAGCGGCGTGCAGCGCGACGCGGCCCTTTTTAGCAGGAGCAGAGACGCAGGTCTCGCTCGGCTTGGGCACCTCCTTGGTCACCAGAAGTTTGGGTCGGGCTGCCATCAAGGCCATAGACTTTTCTCTTGCTCTCAGGGCCGTGTCGGCCATCTTTTCTGGGTCAGGATGACCAGACTTGATTGCCGCGCTCAGAAGTTTTTGCCAGAGATCGCTCCCGTGACCATCGGGTCTGGGAGGGACGGCGCGCGGGGCAGATGGGGGTGGAAGAGGGCGGAGACGGTGGGCCATTTTTTGAGTTTGTAACACTTGTGATCTCGGGCTAGGGCCCTAAAACACAAAACCTCTTTTCTTGGCCTATGGTAGTATGAATCCTAGGAAGTTCGGACCTTACTTCTGGGGAGCACTTCACACAGCCTGCTTAGATCCAGCAGATATGAATGCCCTCAGAAACTTTATTTTTCTTTTTCCTTTTGTCTTGCCTTGTGGCGCCTGCCGAGTCTCTTTCCAGCAGTGCCTGAAAGACCTCCCGCCACCCACGTGCCCGCGTCAGATATTTGCGTGGTCGGTAGAGGCCCACAATTGCATTAACTTTAAGTTGGGCAAGCCACTCATGGGTCTACAGGAGGCTCATCGGATATGGTCCTCGGCTCCTCCAGAGACGTTTACCGATTTTTTTTAGAGGCGAAAGAGTAGATGAGTTCTGGCCCTGTAAGGTCAACACGAACACGACTCCCGTCACGCCACCCGTATAATAGGGATGTACAAACCAATAATTATTTTCAAAAATTAGGTATATCTTTTGTACCTACAAAAGTTGGATTTAAAGTATATATTGATAAAAAACCAGTTACAAATGCGAAACTTAAAAATCATCCTCTGATGGCTAATAATCCCAATCTGGCAGAACAAATAAGGGCTAAAAAGGCAAGTCTGCCCAAGCCAGTGACGGCTCCGAGAGGAGCGAGAAAGCCCAAAGGAAACAATGGAAACAATAATAACTCTAATGCGAACGGGCCGAGCAACAACATGGCGGCCGGGGGGAGGCGCCGTTTTCAAAAGCACGCGTCCAAAAAGAACTTTGTGCAAATAGGAGCAGGTGTTGGAGTGCCTCAAAACAATGCAGACTTTGCACAGTATCAGGTGAGTGCTTTATTTTCTTCAGAAGCTCTTCAATCTTATTCTGGGGGAGAATTAGAAACACGGGCAATAGAAACTGCCGTTCAACATGCTAAATCGGGAGGGGATCCTATTGATGCTTACAAATTTAAAAGAGAACATAACGGAGTTATAATTCCAGGTAATCAGATATTCACCCTACAAAGAAGGACTTTTATATTCAAGCCGCGATTTTCACTCGCAGGCCTTAAAATGGCGTCAAATGCTAATCAGTCAATAATTGGCCGTGCTATGAGCGCAGTTCTCAAGGCTTGCCGTGAACACAAAAGCAAAGGAAAAGACCATGTGGAAACTGATCTTATAGAAGTTATACCTGGAAGCCATATTAATCTGTATGAGTTGAAAATAGGCGAAGGAAAACCCGAAGGGTTCCCTGCAGAAGCTTATCAACTTTATAAAAGTAAAAGAATATTAGAGCTTGAATTCGAGCGTATTCAGCCAGGAGTCCCTCCTCCTAAAATAAATATGTACTTTTTAGCGTGGGGATTTAATTTAGTCCCCGGAAGATCTGCGGCATTTTCTGTCGAACATATAAAATTCAAAAAACCGACAGAATGGGCAGGAGGGCCATCTATACACGCACTTTTTGAATCTCATAAACCAGGTTGGGATACTATAAAAGAACTTGATCCAGCAGAGTTCGCCGCCGTTTCTGGACTGAAGTCGGCTATAGTAACTGCACAACTGATAAGAAACCGAGAAAGCACTATGAAAAAAGTGCGCAAAGTATTGGGCACCATGGAAAGACGGCACGGGAGATGGCGCACAGTATCGCCCCGAACACGACTAGCGCTTGAAAGAACTCGCAGAATAAAACTCGTTTCTGGAAGAACAAACAATAGTTATATTCCACAGGGAAATCTCACGGCTCTTCATGACCCCAATGGAGCAAGGTGGGCAAATTATATCAGAAATTGGTCAATAAATAAAATTAAAACAAATGCTGGATATACTCAAAATGAGGCAAACAATGTTAGAAACAAGGAATATAGAACTTTTGATCGTAAATGGTTCAATGCCCTTTCTGTTCTTAAAAGTGACAATATAGTCAGGGTATCTACCGGTAAAGTAAATATACGCAGATTGGCAAAGGAGGTGTCGAGTTCGGAGTCAAACGCCCCCCAAAGACACGAGGGACGCGCCATTAAAAATTATGTGAATAAGTTGAAAATTTTAATACTTATGATGGAACCAGCCCATGCGCATAAATTTCCCGCAGGTCGCCGATGGGTAAAAGAACATGACATTAGAGCAGTACCGGGTGCGTTGACTAGAGCGGATCTCGAACCTGTTTTTCGTTTCACGACAAATGAATCCCAGAAAACTTTTCTAAATGGTTTTGTACCGACTGTTACTAATGCAAGTGCTCGGAATGTGCTCGCTAACGACCCCGAAGCGCGCCTTCTGGCCGCCCAAGCCAACGCCATGCAGGCGCCAAGAAATAATAGTCCATTATATTAAATGCCATTCGTCCAGCCAAGGCCGGAAGAGACGGCTGCGAGTGTTAGAAAATTAGTTATAGATGGCCTGAAAAGAAAGATCCGAACCGCCAAGAAGCGCTACGCGACCATCAACCGACTCAAGGCCCTGCCCGTCATCCGGAATGTATATATCCGTAATAACTACGTGAACCCAGTGACTCTCAACAAAATTCCATCAGGACCGACCGTCTATCACGTGAAGGACTCTCGTACAGGCCGTGTAGACTATTACGACAAGGCCACCTTCTGGAAACTCATGCCTAAAAACATTAAAAATAATTATAATCTTTTGATGGCTGACCCAAAGCGACCACTCTTCAAGAATCCCTTGACCCGTACAAATGTCAAGACCCGTAATGTCCAGCGGGTCCGAGTGAAGCCCGCAGGTGCAAAGATAGTCAAGGCCATCAAGAAGCACATCTCAAAGAAGAAGGCGCGGAAATCGCACTAAAGAAATAAAAATCCAAAGGAATAGATGGACCCATATGGCTCCCTAGGGCTCCAGAAGGGGGCCAGTGATGATGAGATACGAAAGGCATATCGTAAGCTCGTCCTACGGACGCATCCCGACAAGGGTGGCGATCCAGAGCAATTCAAGAAGATCCAGGGCGCCTACGATATCCTGTCCGACTCCCAAAAGCGTCAGAATTTTGACCAGTTCGGGAACCCTGACGGCCCGCCACAGGGAAACCCTTTCGCAGGCGGAGGAATGCCAGACATATTCGCCCAGATGTTTGGTGGCGGGAATCCTTTCCAGAGACCCCCGCAGAGCCAGGGTCCGAGACGGCGGAATGATGCCCAGCACGAACTGAACATTAGCCTAGAGGAGGCCTTCAGGGGGGTTCACCGCCACCTGCGCGTGGGCCTCCACAAGCCTTGTATGAAGTGTCACAAGAAGTGCCCAGCCTGTCACGGGCAGGGGAATATACAGATCCAGATGGGTCCCATGGTTATGCAGCAGCCCTGCCCTCACTGCCAAGGCCAAGGGTGTTCTCGCACGGGCTGCAAAGACTGCGAGGGCAAGGGGAGCAAGGTTGAGAATCTAAACCTGGAGGTGGTCATACCGTCAGGAATAGAGGATGGTGGCAAGGTCATCTGTAAGTCTCTTGGCGAACAGCCTCTGAATCCTAACGAGGAGGCGGGCGACTTGATCTTCGTTATAAGGGTCCAGAGTCACCCAGAGTTTATGCGCCAGGGGGACGTCCTCATCTGGTCGACAAAGATTTCTTTTGTTGATTCCGTCAATGGAAAGAAGATTACAATTCCACACTTCGGAGGAGAAATTAATATTTCTACATCGGACTGGGGAGTGCTGGACCCAAGGGAGGACTACATCATCCCTGGCAAGGGTTTTAGGAACGGACGGCTAAGAGTCCAGTTCAATATTGTGTATCCAAAAGAAAAGTACATTGTCACAAAATCATCTTAGTGGCGATATTTATCGCCAGATTAAGTATTGTGACGGCCAGGGTATCCTGGGTCACATGGATAAACTCATTAAAATCAATAGGAGCATGATGTATCATAATATCATTGATAGCACTTGGGACGAGGCCAATCGCCGTACCCTTGACCACGTGCTTTTCAATTCTGCGGATCGTCTTCTTCGTCACCGGGTGACGCTGAACACGACGGATGGCAATCTGAGTCTGTACACAAAGTCCTCGCTCCATTAATACTATTAGACAATTTCTTCTATGGCAGAAAAACTTATAACTAATGTTGTAAATATCGGAGCAGAAGTTACCGCTACGTAGACAAAGGGGATAACGACCCACAGGACACAAACTTGCTTGATTAATGTGTTCATCTCCCTTGAAAGGCTTGTTTTTCTTTAAAGAAAAAAATGCCTTGATTATTATGGAGAACTGTGATGCATCCACTTTTCTGAAAAAAATGGAACCAGAGTCGGTGCAGTGTATGATATGCGACCCTCCGTTTGGAATTGGTGAAGAGGGTTTCGATAAACATTATGCACGTG